CAATAGAAGCCCAGATCAAATCAGCACCGGCAGATTTAAAACACGAATTAAGAAAACAAGCAATTGATTTATTAGAAGGATTGCAGATTGTTGGGTTTAGTATATTAGATTTATTAGGTGGTGAACCAACTGATTTTGTAGAAAGCCTAGAAAGAAAAATGGATAGGTTTAAAAGACGTATGAAAAACTTCGGTGAAGAATGGCCTAAGTTTCTTATACAAGAATGGATGCAGAAAGTACAGAAGTTCTTTAAGGCAATTGGTCTTGGTGCATTGATTGAATGGATTACATTTACGTTCTGTGATTTCTTAAAACTAATTGGATTGCCGGCAAGTGTTACAATAGCGACTGATATAACATTAACTTCTTTGGTTGGTAGTGGAGCAACATTACCTTCACTAGCAGCAGTGGCCACAGACATGAGTGGCGTATATGAGTTTACAACAGAAGAAAATGTAACAGAGTATAGCCCAGCAAGAAGTCTTCCAATTACAGGAAGTCCTACTGTTATATTAGATAATATTGAATTAACCGAATCAACGGATTATATATGGAATTCTACAGAATTGTCTTTAACTTCTTCACCATTATCCGACAAGAAATTGTTAATCATTGAATAAAGGAGTATAAATACTAGTATGTCTACACAAATATTATCAGATAAATCAGTCACAGGGGATACTAGAAAAGCTTCTAAGTCGTCACGACTGAAACAATGGACAGATTTAGATTTAAGTCTGAAGCTTCATCCAATTCGTCAGGATATTATTCCGTTAAGAGATGATCAGGCAATTAAGTATGCGGTACGTAATTTGCTCTTGACCAACTTTTATGAGAAGCCATTTAATCTGGGAGTAGGTGCAAATCTAAGAGCATTACTCTTTGAACCAGCAGATGAGATTACAAAGGCTGCTCTCCGTGATAACATAGGAAGATGTGTAACAGCCGGTGAACAACGGGTCCAACTGGTCTTCGTTAATATAGTAGATGAACCAGATAATAACTCATACAGAATTTTAGTTAAATTCAGAATAAAAGAATTCGATACCACAGATGATGTGGAAATCGTATTACGACGCTTAAGGTAATAATATGGCCACTAATTTAAATGTAACAGAACTTGATTTCGATCAGATTAAAAAGAATCTAAAGAACTATTTGAAAACTCAGACCGAGTTTAGTAGTCATGACTTCGAAGGATCCGGTCTATCTTCTCTCTTGGATGTGTTGGCATACAATACACACTATAATGCAATGGCCGCACACTTTGCATTGAACGAAGCATTCCTTGATTCTGCACAAATACGTGGTAATATTGTAACTCGTGCAAAATTATTAGGTTACATACCAAGATCAGTCTTAGCGCCGAAGGCAACCGTCAATATTACAGTTGATGTCTCTGCTGAAGAAAACACCAACAAACCAGCCACATTAACTCTGCCTAGAGGTGCTAAGCTCACAACACAAGTAGACGGAAGAAACTATCGATATATTGTATTAGAAGAACAAGTTGCAGTATTATCATCTAACACGTATTCATTTACTAATGTGATTATTGCTGAAGGTACAAGAAAGAAACTATTATACAGAGTAGATAACGATATTGAAAATCAAAAGTATCAAATATCAGATGATGATGCAGATACATCTACATTAAGAGTTTTAATCCAGGCAAATGAATCTTCTACATCTTATGACAATTACACTAAGTTTGAATCATTAATTAATGTTAACTCTTCTAGCCGTGTATATTACCTCCAAGAGAATTCAAACGAATACTTCGAAGTATACTTTGGAGACGGTGTAACTGGTAAGAAGCCACTCAATAATAATATTGTAACACTAGACTACGTTTTTACAAACGGTCCTGATTCTAATGGTGCCAACATATTTACTATGGTAGATAATATTGGCGGGTTTGCTACTATCGCGATTACAACTCTTCAGAAGGCAGATGGTGGTACGGTCAAAGAAACAAACGAGTCTATACGATTTAATGCTCCGCTAACTTTTACTTCTCAGAATAGAGCAGTAACATCTGATGACTATAGAGCAATCATTCAAAAAGAGTTTACTAATATTAAATCGATATCAACTTGGGGTGGTGAAGATAACGATCCACCAGATTACGGATCAATATACATATCGATCAGACCATTGGTTAACGAAACTCTTAACGATAATGAAAAGACTGAAATAATGAACACCATTCTTAAAGGTAAGAGTGTAGTGTCTATTACTCCATACATTGTAGATCCTAATTTTACATATCTCGATCTTGATGTTTCGTTTAAATACAATCCAAACCTTACTGATAGATCCGCAGTTGAATTAACTGCAGTCGTAAGAGATACCGTATCAGATTATAATTTTAACGAACTTAATAAGTTTGATGGCGTGTTCAGACATTCGCAGTTGCTTAAGGCGATTGACAATGCAGATCCTTCTATTCAAAACAGTAACGTTCGTCCTTATATGTTTATGACTATAACCCCTAATAAAGCTGCAGCGAATAAAGATAATAACTTTAATCTACAGTTTACTGCACCTTTCTTTAACTCTGGTTCTTCTACTAACTTTATCATAACCTCTACAATGTGGAAATACGGTGGTGAAGAAGTATACTTCGGAGATATTCCTATAAGTGGAAGTACCAATAGACAAGTTATGGTTTATAAGGTTGTTTCTGGAGAAAACATAACTGTTATTAATAATGCAGGAACTATCGACGTAAATGCAGGAACTATTACTCTAAACAACTTTATACCTGATGAAGCTTCAGCTGATACAATTAGAATCACTGTCGTACCTGATTCATTAGACCTTGCTCCAAAGAGAGATCAACTATTATCGATCGATCCTTTGAGAGTACAAATTACCCCAAGTGTTGATACGATATCAGTATCAGGATCTTCGGGTACAATCGATTATACAACGACCTCAAGGCTAAGATAAGATGGCTGGAACTCATAAACCTAATAACGTACTTTTCTCTTCGGATGTATCCTCACCTGGATACATTGAAGCAATTGCGTCCTCTAAGTCTAAGACTAAAGAAACTTTAAGGACCGAAGAATTAATACCCTCAGAGATATTAGAAAACTCTGGTGGTGTACAAATATTATTAGAAGCTTATTACAGATTTATGAACTTGGAAGAGTTCGTATACCAACAGACTGAAACATATACAGATGTTGTGTTGGATAATAAAGCTGTGTTTAGAGTTAGTGATCCAAGGAACGAAAATGATCACTTTTTTACAGATGACGATGGTGCCAACTCGCTACTAACTTTGACAGATAGTGATGGTACAGTTACTCAGTATACTGCTCAACTAAATGCAAGTAATGTTAATATCACTAATGGTAATAATTTGCCAGGATCATTAGCAAACTCAACATCGGATATCGGTAAAACGTTTACTGTACAGTTTAAAAAACCCAATCAATCGGGTTACGTAAACTACAATACACAAACAGCAACTCTTACTACCCCAATAAAATTTTGTGCTGGCCCTGGTGCTTCATACGCTCTCAACACAATTGAAGAGTCTATGGATATTGATAGAACGGCCGCAACTTATTTGGAATTAATTCAAAAAGAAATTGCGGCTGTTGTCCCTCGATCGATCCAGGTCAACAAAAGAAATTTATACAAAGCAATTACTGATTATTATAAAATACGTGGCTCGTCAGATTCTATTGAAGTTTTCTTTAGACTTTTATTTGATGATGAAGTTGAAGTTGAATATCCATGGGATGAAACGCTTATTCCATCATCAGGTAATTGGGAAGTAAATCCAGCTCTTCCAAAGGGTGGTATTTACTTAGACAAAAAAGGATTTTTGTCAGATACAATTAAAGTTCAAGATAGCTTAAGATACCAAAAGTTTTCGTATCTCATACGTACTGGTCAGAACCTATCTTCGTGGGATTACTTCTTTAATAGGTTAGTTCATCCTGCTGGCTTTAAATACTTTGCTGAGATTTTAATCCAGCTATTTGCCACGCGTGATGAATTAGGCGATGATCAAAAGATTTTAAGAGAACTAAGATATGTTGGTGGACCTAAGCACAATCAATTAACAGGTGAGAGTTACTTTGGATATGGAAGGACTAATCGATTTACATTTTCATCGATGCCCGATTTACAGCCTGGAGTTATCGGCATTGAAGACATTCCACTTCTTGTTGAAATGTTTGCTTCATTGTTTATACCGTATACAAGTGTTTCCGTCCATAAATCTGGAAGGTTATCACTAACTGTACCACAGACCGGTTCGAGTGCTGGTACTGTAACTGCTGTTGAAATTGCTGAACCCGGGTTTGGTTATTCTACTGCACCAATTATTGTAGTTAATGGTGTCGCGGCAACCGGCTTAACAATATCCCAAGCAACAGTAACCTGTACTATCGATTCAGATGGTAAAATTAATAGTGCCACCGTAACATCGGCTGGTGCAAATTACTCATCTGCATTTGCGAATGTCGCAGGGAATCCGAACCTATCTAAAATAGCAGCGATCAATGTTGCGCCTGATACAACTAAGAAAT